CACCCCCCAAAGTTGTGCACAATGGACATACCTCGCCATAGTAACCTTTGCGTCTTGGTAGTCTCATCTTGTCCGCCTCTGCTCCCTAATTCGGTTTTCCGGCTAATAACCGGATCGTCGTTCTAGGTTTGCATGCGGCCTGATGATAATACGCCTGTCGCAAGGAGCTCCCTGGCGGGGTCCCTGTCTCAAAGTGCGCTTCCTCGGAAAGTGGTCCTGTCTAAGGGAATGTCACCCCTTGGGTCTCTCTCACTGAGTCTGCCCTTCGGGCGACTCTACAACAGTGAAGGAGATCCGAACATGTCAACCGGCCCGTACTACCTGACTAGGGACACATTGTGGCCCAATGGTCAGCGTAAGACGAGTAAAAGTCAGACATGGTATAGAACCGGCAAGAACAACCGCCGGGTACCTCTGTATTATGCTATGACTTACAGTGAGGCTTTGACCGAGGGGCATGATGCCCCTAACCTTAGAGCTGGATACAATGCAGGAAGCACTGCTGTCCCGTATCAATGGGGCAACGATGCCAATGCAGTCCACAATAAGTGTTACGACAAGTTCGTCGCGAAGACTCAGGCCGCGGCGTCCCAGATCGGGGCGTCGTTAGGAGAGCGGCGCCAGACCATCGGTATGATGGAAAAGCGTCTCGGTCAGCTCACTCGAGCTGCCCGCGCTCTCAAAAGAGGTCGACCATTCGAGTTCTTCCAAGAGCTCGGTGTGATGCCTCGCCGCGGTATTCCAAATCGGAGTGATCCGAAGAGGGCGGCCGATCTGTGGCTTGAATGGCACTTTGGGTGGGAGCCTCTGTACGAGGATATCCACTCTGCGTGCATAATACTCCAAAGTCCGCCACCGCAGCTAATTAAAGTGCGGGTACGGTCACAAACCGTGCCGGACCAAATAGACAATTCATTCGAGATGTCTGAATGGGGTGCCTATGATCTGACTTGGGGAGTAATCCGCGAGCAGATGGGAGCCAGGGTTACGGTGTCGAATCCGAACCTCTGGAAAGCCACACAGTTGGGTCTGACAAATCCAGCTAGTATTGCCTGGGAGTTGGTTCCTTTCTCCTTTGTGGTCGATTGGTTTATTCCAGTCGGGCAGTTTCTCGGTTCGTGGACTGACTTGTTCGGTCTGCAGATTGAGGAGCCCTATACCACATACACAAGGTTCTATAAGTCGAAGTACCAAAGCTACCAAAAGTGGCCAACGTACGTCCTAAACCAGGAACAACTTGGGATAGGATTCAGATATCAGAGAGTTACTTCGATATCTGGACCGACTTTGAGCATTCGACCTTGGAAGGGCCTTTCTGTGACGCGTGCAGCAACTGCGGTGAGCTTGCTCATCCAGCAGCTGTATAACCTGCGAAGGTAGTCACACAACCGCGACTGTTGTAGTCGCACCGTAGCACCAACCCAAAGGAAGCAAATTATGCCCTCAATGGCAAACATCGTCATCAAAAAGGCGGATGGTACCACGGATATCACCTACACTGCAGTTGTTCCCAGTGCCGGTGATTCTAGCCCTGCTATCTGGCAGTGCCAGAGCGTGGGTACTGCAGCGATGCATTACCCCTCGCTCGAAGTCAAGTCGCGGTGGAACGGGCAGAAGACCGCTCGTCGGGTGGACTTTGTTTATGTCTATCCTCAGATCGCGACCGACACGACCACCAGTCTTACCTCTGTGGTGAACCGGATGGTGCTTAATGGCTCTTTCCTCGTGCCAACGGCAGTCCCGACGGCAACGGCGGCAGAGTGGGCGGCTCAAGGGCCGAACCTTCTTGCTTCCGCGCTGTTGAAGTCTGTCTGGAACCCGGGCTACTCGCCGACCTAATCAGTCGACTTGTCGCAACTGTCAGCGCCCAAAAGGCGCTGACTTAACCAGGAGTAGAGGATGAAGCCTTTTCCGGAATGCCTCAGGAAGGTGGTCTTAGCACTAATGCAGGACCTAGACACGCCCAAGTCACGTGAAGTGACGGCTTTAATCAGCCAAGGTGCGTGGGATCAGTTAGTGATGTTACGTACTGATCCGGAGCTGTACGACGACCCGATGGAATACTATCGGGACGCGATTGCCACAGAACTGTTGAGAAAGTGTGGGGACCTCCCTACATCTATCGACACGAAGGCAGTTGCGTTGTCGGGGTTTTGGCAGTCAGAGAAAGACTGTCATCGGACTAACCTGCGTTTTAACCGATACCTGCGAAACGGTCCTTTCGAGGACCTAGCAGACTTACGTAGAGCAGATTTTCTGCTCCGCGTTAAGGCTTGGTTAACACGCACTCTTGGGAGAGTACCTAACTCCCTCGATGGAAGGTTCGGCCCAGGCTCCACGTTCGAAGACCGTGTGGCCGAAGCTACGGTGCCACATAAAATGTCGTCTCACCCCACGGTAACACAGAACGCGCGGTGTCTCCTCCCGTTTTGGGAGGGTACTGCGTGGTCCCGTGCATTGTTGCGGGAGTTACCACATCGTAGTGACCCCAAAGTTGTAAGGGGTAATCGCTTCACAACGGTGCCGAAAGACGCCACGAAGGATCGAGGTATTTGTATCGAGCCTTCGATTAACATCTTCTTGCAGTTAGCTGTCGGAGGTGTTATTCGTGAGCGGTTGCGTCGCGTTGGGATTGACCTTGACGAAGGTCAGCCGATTCACAAGCAGGTCGCTTGTGAAGCCAGCAAAACTGGACGTTACGCTACTATTGATCTCTCGTCAGCAAGCGATACAGTTGCTTACCGCCTCGTGGAGTTCCTATTTCCCGAGGATTGGTTTCAACTGTTAGCGACATTGCGATCACCCTTCACTCGGCTTAATAAGCCGCACGACCCTAATCAGGACGTGAAAGAAAGGGCATATCGTGATGATACCTACCAATGGGTTTATCTCGAGAAGTTCTCCAGTATGGGGAATGGATTCACGTTTGAGCTTGAG